AGAATGGCTCTTACGTTAAAAACATCAAGAGCCATTGGCCTTATCCTCGCTGATGGCAGACAGTGCGGATCTCTCCATGACGATGATGCAGTCCATCATCTCTTTTTGATCTTCCACCTCGTAGAGCTGGAACATCCACTTGGCTGCGACATAGTCCAACCCGATCAGTCCACCAAAACTGGTGCGCCATTGGGTTTGCAGTCGAAGCCACATCTCGACTGCGGGCCAGTTCTCATCCCAGACTTCAAAATCCTCTGAAGCCTGGGCTTTCTCCATCTCCCGAATCACATCCTCGGGAGCGTTGAGTCTGCGGAGGTCATCGATTGCCTCACGCAGCGAGTCGCTGCCTCTGGCCCAGTAACGGGCAGCGTCCTCTAGTTTTTTCTCTTCGCACCAGACAGGGATTCCATCCATGCCTTGATGACCGCAGCGGCGACCAGTTGCAAACCGAGCAGATCCGCTTTGGCCTTTTCAGAATACGGAATGTCTTCGCCATTTTCCGTAATGCCCTTCCAGCCGATCATCACCTCGCCTGCAACCTCCACATCTCGCAGTTGACCAGCAACTGCTTCAGACATGATTGACTCAATGCGAGTCTGATTCAGCCTGCGGAATTCGGCATCGAAGGTGTGCTTCTCAAACCGTCCTCCATCCGCAGGCAGTTCCACCACAACCGGCCAGGAGTAACTAGCCGTTTGTTTGATTGCAAATCCCATGTTTCCTCCTGAGAAACATCACCGAGCAGTGAAATAAAACTCGTCGTTCCCCAACGTAGTCGGAATCAGAACAAACGGCAGCGACATCATAACAATGCCGTCCATGTCCGAATAGGTCGGATTCTGGATGTCCACGGTGGTGTATGCACCGATATCGACAATGGATCCGGCAGTTGCTCCATGGACCAGCGACATTGATCCGTTGGTCGTTCCAAGTGCCGTAGCGAAAAAGTCTTTTGCATACGTGCCAGTGGAAATGGTCGGTGCTTCAAAAACAGTCGTTCCGGCAGCTTTCCTGTCGGTCAGGATGACGCTTTCTGAGTTGACCAGGTTACGGTGAACAACCTCGTTGTTGAGGTTTACAGAAAACTCAGACATCACCGCTGCCAAGCCAAAGAAGCTGAAGCTAGGCGTATTCCCATCATTCACCGCAGTCGGAGTCCGGAATCCCGTGTAGGTCGCAGACAGGTTAGTGGAATCGACCACCGCGCTGTAGACGCCGGTCATGGTAAATTTCGCTACCGGAAGCGACTTCGCATTTACGGTAAATTCTACGTTGCCGCGCGCCCCGAGGATTTTGTGAAGCGGCGAACTCGATTGCACAGAATCTTGCAATTGAGCGTACATCGTCACCGATTCAAACGCAGAACTGATGGGTCGATACGCAACGCCAGGGCCAATAGAATAGGCAGATGCCGCTGCGGGTGACGTTGCAAAGTTTGGGCTGACCGTTGCGATCTTCGTAGTGCCATCGTAGGCAACAATGGTCGAAGAGGATCCGGCGCCGGTGCCAGATGTAATAGACACCGGGAGTCCAACGTAAAGGTTGGTTACCGCGCTTGCGCCAGCAGCAAGCGTAATCGTGCTTACAGATCCCGCCTGGGCGGAACCAGTTACCGCTGCGGCAGTGACAGTCTCCGCAAGTCCGCAAGCGCGCAAGAGCGGTCCGTAAGCCGGAGCTATACCCGCCGTGCCCGAGGATTGAAGCTCAACCTCAAACGACAGACCGACCTTCTGAGCTGCAATGATCTGATCGTAGTTCCCGAAATATGGCCGAACCAGATCGCGCGAGACAATTTCAGCGTCGAGCGGTGTGATGTCCATGTTGCGAATCAACATGGCGTTCGCAGCCACAGGGCTGGAATCTACACCGTAGGTCGTTTCGATTTTTGCCAACAGGATTCGGCGGCGGGACAGAAGTGCCATTTGAGTTACTCCTCAACGGTAGGTTCGATTACGGTCGGATCAGGATTGGGGAGAACAACGTCTTCCGCAGCCTGGGTGCGCTCAACAAGCTCGCGCTCACCCGTTACGGGGTTGAGGATGTAGCTGCCGCCCATGTCCCAAAATTTGTCAACGCTCATGGTTCACTCCTGCGTCAAATCTTGAAGAGCGGTGCGGTAAAGCACCATGAAGTCATAAGTGATCATTCCGGTTGGAACATCACTCTCAACAAACTCCCATGCCGTCGATGTAGGCTGAACGTCATAGGCTAAACCGCCGAGCGTCAGATCCGCAGTCATCTTGGTATGGATCGCTTGCAGAATCGAATCTGCCGCCTGGTCAGGTATCGATGCCCGGACTATAACCGAGACGCGAACCGTGAGCATCCAATCAAGTTTGGGAATGACTGGCTGACTTGCCGAATCTTGCACAGGCTCAACAATGACGGCAGGGGTTTCCCCGCGAGCCATAGGAGTAACTCTGCTGCGGTAAACAGGCGCGCCGATAGAGGGAGCAGACGCAAGTCTGGTCGCAATGTCGGCTAGGATCAATTCGCGCCTGGTTGTCATGGCATCTCAAAAGAATTGGAAAAATGAGGACTGTGACGCGGAGAAAAGCCCCGCAGAAGCAAGCAGTCCATCAGCACCTTCGATGATATTTGCCGACCCCTTGAGGGTCAACGTCGAGGAAAAGAGGATATTGTCGCCAGCCTCGGAAATTGCGACAGCGCCGCGATTTGGCAAAACCGAGATTGAACCTAGTGTGTCGGACGATTCCGTTATGCTCAGAAGGCCAGTAATCGGAATCGCGCCAAGATTAGATACTGCCGAGAGAGTGTCAGACGCCTCGGTTACACTAAAAACCCCGGTGATCGGGGCCGCCCCAAGACTTGATGCCGCTGAGAGACTGTCTGAAGCCTCCGTTACACTGAAAACTCCAGTGATCGGAGCCGCGCCGAGCGTTGAGACACTAGACAATGTGTCTGACGCCTCACTGATGGAACCCTGGCCGATTATTGCAAGCGAGGCGGATCCGGATGCCGTGTCGGCTGACTCGGTTGCAGCCAGGAACGCCGACAGCGTGATGCTCGATGCCGAAACAACCGTGTCAGACGCCTCTGTGGCGCTCAGCGACGCACTGATGTTCTGGCTGGAACTTCCTAGC